ATGAGACTCGAAAGCATAGCTAAATTTCATTCGCCAAAAAGCCCGATGATGAGCGACTCACCACGGGCCACGGCTTCTGACTCTCTTTCCGGTACTGATGTGATGGCTGCTATGGGGATGGCGCAATCACAAGCCGGATTCGGAATGGCTGTATTCTGTGGTAAGCACGAACTCAGCCAGAACGACAAACAAAAGGCTATCAACTATCTGATGCAATTTGCACACAAGGTATCGGGGAAATACCGTGGCGTGGCAAAGCTTGAAGGAAATACTAAGGCAAAGGTACTGCAAGTGCTCGCAACATTCGCTTATGCGGATTATTGCCGTAGTGCCGCTACGCCGGGCGCAAGATGCAGAGATTGCCACGGTACAGGCCGTGCGGTTGATATAGCCAAAACAGAGCTGTGGGGGAGAGTTGCTGAGAAAGAGTGCGGAAGATGTAAAGGCGTCGGTTATTCAAGAATGCCAGCAAGCGCCGCATATCGCGCTGTGACGATGCTAATCCCAAACCTTACCCAACCCACCTGGTCACGCACTGTTAAGCCGCTGTATGACGCTCTGGTTGTGCAATGCCACAAGGAAGAGTCAATCGCAGACAACATTTTGAATGCGATCACACGTTAGCGCCATGATTGCCACGGATGGCAACATATTAACGGCATAATATTGACTTTTTGAATAACTTTGGGGAAACTTGACACCAATAATGGGCGTTTTTTACATGTCATTGATGAGTCTCAATAACCTGCCGCCGAGTAGTTTTTATGCCCTGAGTTGTACTTGTACGGTAAACATGCTGGCTGCTATGTAATAGAGTTTTTTTAGCCTGTAACCTCTTGACGGCATTGAATTGCTTTTGTTATGAGTTGTAAGCCAATGTTATCATCTTGTATTGGGGTGGTTATGAAGGATGGTGCGCTGCTCAGGAGTTCTTCACTTTTTATTGCCTACATGGGATGCCTTGGATGGGGGAGTGCTTATTTCTATGGATGGGGTACTTCTTTTTACTACGGCTTCCCATGGTGGATTGTAGGTGCAGGTGTTGATGATGTTGCCAGAAGTTTATTTTTTGCAGTTATCGTCATTGCTATATTTCTTATCGGTTGGGGTATTGGTGTTGTATTCTTTTTCGCAGTGAAAAGAAAACATTCTATGCAAGAGCTAAATGTATTTCGCCTTTATTTTGCTGTGGAATTATTGTTTGTGCCGGCAATTATTGAGTTTTCTATATTGAGACAGAAGATTCAGGTACCTCTTTTGCTACTGTCAGCAGCGATTGCGCTGGCGGTTACAATTTCGATAAGATCTTATGGGCGATTTTTATCGGTATCATGCTTCTATGATAAGCCATTTATAAAAAAACATTTTTTTGAGATTGTGATGATTGCTTTTGTGGCATATTTTTGGCTTTTTTCATTTCTGACAGGATATTACAAACCACAGTTTAAGAAAGAATATGAAATGATTAATTATAATGATGGTTGGTATTATGTTCTTGCTCGTTATGATAATTGTCTGGTTTTGTCTACTTCTTTCAATGCAGGTAGTAAAAGGTTTGTCATTTATCAATCAGCACAAGATAAGAATCTTCAGGTTGATATTGTAAGGACCAGAATTTAATTGGCTGCATAAATAATATTTTAAGTTGCAAGTTGGCTATTCGTAGGAATAGAACCTTAGGCATGCTGAATGCGTTTTCTGAACATTGTTTTATAAACTGTGTCTGCTTGCTGTTGTGATCCTGCTTTTAGTGATGGTGATGATGGATTTCACCAGCAGGATAATGTTGGTACTGACTGATGGCGCTCTGGTCTGCGGCATTGTGGTATTGCTGTGGCCGATGATGAAAGAACAGAATGAATAATTCTTGACTTTTTTGTTTACTGTTTATTAAAAAATCAACCGCATGGTGAATCCTCCTTGGAGGGGCTAAATGATCGAGTTTTAAAGGCACGTAGCGAGTTCTGTTTGATCATTGCAGAACTTAGCGGGAGGCGCCATGCGTACATCACTAGTGTTATTCCTTTTATCATTTTCCTTGTGAGTTCTGGCTGCGCATTGCGCAGCCTTTTTTTTATGACCTGCCACTGGCAGATGGTCATCCTGTGATTTGATTCCGCTTCCGGCTTTTTAACTCTGTTCCTCTACACGGGAGAAATTCGATGTCGATTAAACATTACGATGTTGTCAGGGCGGCGTCGCCGTCAGACCTTGCGGAAAAGCTGACACACAAACTGAAAGAGGGCTGGCAGCCATACGGCGGACCGGTTGCCATTACGCCGTACACACTGATGCAGGCGGTGGCTATTGAAGGAGAGCCACAGGTCGGCCCTTCATCTGAGCCGGATTGGTACTACGTCATCGTACTGGCCGGGCAGTCCAATGCCATGGCTTACGGTGAAGGGCTTCCGCTGCCGGATTCATACGATGCTCCGGATCCGCGCATTAAACAGCTGGCGCGCCGCAGTACAGTGACGCCGGGCGGGGCTGCCTGCAGATATAACGATATTATTCCGGCTGACCACTGTCTGCATGATGTGCAGGATATGAGTACGCTGAATCATCCGAGGGCTGACCTGAGCAAAGGGCAGTACGGCTGTGTCGGTCAGGGTTTACATATTGCCAAAAAACTGCTCCCGTATATCCCGAATAACGCGGGGATCCTGCTGGTACCATGCTGTCGTGGTGGTTCGGCATTTACCCAGGGCGCGGAGGGGACATTCAGCGAGTCCACGGGGGCCAGTCAGGATTCGGCACGCTGGGGGGTGGGCAAGCCGTTATATCAGGATCTGATTTCCCGCACAAAAGCGGCATTGCAGAAAAATCCCAAAAACGTTCTGCTGGCCGTCTGCTGGATGCAGGGTGAGTTTGACATGAGCGCCGCCACCCACGCACAGCAACCTGCGCTGTTTACAGCCATGCTGACACAGTTTCGTGCTGACCTCTCCGTGTTTAACGCGCAGTGCCATGGTGGCAGTGCTGCAGATGTGCCGTGGGTTTGTGGTGACACGACGTATTACTGGAAAAATACATACGCTACCCAGTACGACACCGTGTACGGCGGGTATAAAAACAGGGAGAGTGAGGGCGTTTATTTTGTGCCCTTCATGACAGATGGTAACGGCGTCAATACCGCCACTAACGCGCCGGCAGAAGATCCGGATATTCCGGCATCAGGATATTACGGTGCGGCATCGAGAACGAATGGAAACCAGGTATCATCAAACCGCCCGACACATTTCAGTTCATGGGCGCGCAGGAGCATTATTCCGGATCGTCTGGCAACCGCTATTCTGAACGCAGCCGGGCGCACCTCAGCCTTCATCAGTGGTAAGGCACCGGAAATCAAACCCTCGCCCGGCGGCAACACGCCATCGGGTCCGTCTGCAGATACGTCCGTTCGCACAATCTCCCTGCTGCCGGCAGCCGGAGAGGCTGCTGCGCAGGGCTGGAGCATTAAGGATGGCGGAATTCAGTTGTCAGATGGTGTATTTAAGATCACCAAGCAGAGCAATAAAACCTGGTCCCTGACGCATCCGGTGGATGACGCAATTACCCTGCTGACACAGGGCGGCAGACTGACCTGTAAGTTCCGCCTGTCAGGCGCACTGACCAACAATCAGTTCGGGCTGGGGATTTATCTGTATACGGATGCTCCCGTTCCTGATGGTGTGGCGATGACGGGTACCGGTAATCCGTTCCTGATGTCGTACTTCACTCAGACCACTGACGGCAGAGTGAATCTGATGCATCACAGGAAAGCCGGAAACACGAAGCTGGGGGAGTTCGGCGATTACGGTAACGACTGGCAGACGCTGGAGCTGGTGTTCACCGCCGGCAGTGCCACGGTTACTCCGAAACTGAATGGAGTGGCTGGCCCGGCATTCCAGGTTATAAAAGACAGTCTGACACTGGGACTGAATGCGCTGACGCTGACGGATGTTACAAAAAATGCAGCGTATGGCGTTGAGATAGAAAGTCTGATGCTGGAGATAAATGCACCGGCAGCATAATAAAAAAAGCCAGCGACTGACCTGAAAAAGAAGACGCTGGCTAAAAGGCCTTATATGTTTGTAGAGACTTATTTTTCACAGACAGCAATGATGCCTGTCAATATATTATCAATATGCGGATTGTTTCAGTTACAGATGCCTTATTAAGGAAAAAAACAGCCAGCACTGACTTTCGGTGGAGAGGTGCTGGCTCAAAAGGATAGATGTACTTCACATGTTGCTTCTATATGGCAGTACATTTTCTGACAGACAGTGACGGATGTTGTCAAGATATTGTGTCATTTATAACCTGAATCAGGGGAGGCCGGAATGTTATCTGGCATTTTTAGCAGAGCCTGAATGCCATAATCACGGCTCCCGGCGTTGGCCGTCAGTGGGTGACACTGGCGGCTTTTTTGTTTTTCTTTACTTTCATTTTCTGTCGGCGGTGACGGAGACATACATCAGATGGAAAAAATCACAACAGGTGTGTCATACACCACGTCAGCGGTGGGGACGGGATACTGGTTACTGCAACTGCTGGACAAAGTCTCTCCGTCCCAGTGGGTGGCAATAGGTGTGCTGGGAAGTCTGCTGTTTGGCCTGCTGACGTATCTGACAAATCTTTATTTCAAGATTAAAGAAGATAAGCGTAAGGCTGCGAGAGGTGAATAATGTCGCCGTCATTACGCAAGGCTGTTGCAGCTGCTATTGGTGGTGGGGCTGTTGCCATAGCGTCTGTGCTCATCACTGGTCCAGGTGGTAACGATGGCCTGGAAGGTGTCAGCTACATACCATACGAAGATATCGTTGGCGTATGGACTGTATGTCACGGACACACCGGAAAAGACATCATTCCCGGTAAAACGTATACCGAAGCAGAATGCAAAGCCCTCCTGAATAAAGACCTTGCCACGGTCGCCAGACAAATTAACCCGTACATCAAAGTCGATATACCGGAAACAACGCGCGGCGCTCTTTACTCGTTCGTTTACAACGTGGGCGCTGGTAATTTCAGAACATCGACGCTTCTTCGCAAAATAAACCAGGGTGATATCAAAGGCGCATGTGACCAGCTACGTCGCTGGACATACGCTGGCGGTAAGCAATGGAAAGGGCTGATGACCCGTCGTGATATTGAGCGTGAAGTCTGTTTGTGGGGGCAGCAATGAGCAGGGTAACCGCGATTATCTCCGCTCTGGTTATTTGCATCATCCTCTGCCTGTCATGGGCTGTTAATCATTACCGTGATAACGCCATCGCCTACAAAGACCAGCGCGACAAAGCCACATCCATCATCGCTGACATGCAGAAGCGTCAACGTGATGTAGCAGAACTCGACGCCAGATACACAAAGGAGCTTGCTGATGCTAATGCGACTATCGAAAGTCTCCGTGCTGATGTTTCTGCTGGGCGTAAGCGCCTGCAAGTCTCCGCCACCTGTGCAAAGTCAACGACCGGAGCCAGCAGCATGGGCGATGGAGAAAGCCCAGGACTTACAGCAGATGCTGAACTCAATTATTACCGTCTCCGAGGTGGAATCGACAAGATAACCGCGCAGGTTAACTACCTGCAGGAATACATCAGGACGCAGTGCTTAAAATAATTTTAATTTCACTGAAATTTAACAAGTGACTTTCAGGAAAATGCCTCGCAGATGCGGGGCATTTTTGTACCGGTATTTCACCGCGCACCGCAGCGCACAATAAACACCGAACCTGACCCTTTGGAAGCTGACCGCTAAAAATGCAGATATCAGTGGCAGTGTGAATGCGAACGCCGGGACGCTCAACAATGTCACAATTAATGAGAACTGTCAGATTAAGGGGAAACTGTCAGCCAACCAGATTGAAGGCGATATAGTCAAAACAGTGGGTACAGTGCGTGGTAAGACCGCTGCAAATTCTGCGTGCTGACGGGACGTGGGAAAATATTGGCGGGATGAAGTAACCCGACAGCTTCACAAAACCGGAGTCCGGCTCCGGTTTTTGTTGGCATGCCATGGTGATGTTTGTTAGGAAAGCAAAGGTGGCAAAACTGCTGGAGGTTTTGTGGTTGAGTATGCCAATATAATTAATAGATTAAAGAGTTAGTTGTGAAGAAAATATGGATAAACAGGACGACGAATGCTTTCACCGATAAGGACAACTTTCCATAACTCAGCAAATATAGTGCAGAGTTCACCCTGTCAAACGGTTTCTTTTGCCGGAAAGGAATATGAGTTAAAGGTCATTGATGAAAAAACGCCTATTCTTTTTCAGTGGTTTGAACCTAATCCTGAACGATATAAGAAAGATGAGGTTCCAATAGTTAATACTAAGCAGCATCCCTATTTAGATAATGTCACAAATGCGGCAAGGATAGAGAGTGATCGTATGATAGGTATTTTTGTTGATGGCGATTTTTCAGTCAACCAAAAGACTGCTTTTTCAAAATTGGAACGAGATTTTGAAAATGTAATGATAATCTATCGGGAAGATGTTGATTTCAGTATGTATGACAGAAAACTATCAGATATTTATCATGATATTATATGTGAACAAAGGTTACGAACTGAAGACAAAAGAGATGAATACTTGTTGAATCTGTTAGAGAAAGAGCTGAGGGAAATTTCAAAGGAGCAGGATTCTTTGATTTCTATGTATGCAAAGAAAAGAAATCATGCATGGTTTGATTTCTTCAGAAATTTAGCCTTATTAAAAGCAGGAGAGATATTCAGGTGCACATATAATACAAAGAATCACGGTATTTCATTCGGGGAGGGGTGTATCTATCTTGATATGGATATGATACTTACAGGTAAGCTTGGTACAATATATGCTCCTGATGGAATTTCAATGCATGTGGATCGTCGTAATGATAGTGTAAATATTGAAAATAGTGCAATAATTGTTAACCGTAGTAATCATCCTGCTCTACTTGAGGGACTTTCTTTTATGCATAGTAAAGTAGATGCTCATCCATATTATGATGGTTTGGGGAAAGGAGTTAAGAAATATTTTAACTTTACACCATTACATAATTATAATCATTTTTGTGACTTTATTGAGTTTAAACACCCTAATATGATCATGAACACAAGTCAGTATACATGCAGTTCATGGTAAATGAATTTGATAAAGTTTATTCTGTTGTAATAAATGATTTGCATGGTATTAGGTATCAACATGAAAATTCCCTCATTACAGTCCAACTTCAACTTTTCCGCCCCGGCAGGATACTCTGCTCCCATTGCTCCTAATCGTGCTGAAAATGCCTATGCGGATTACGTTTTGGATATAGGCAAGCGAATACCACTTTCCGCAGCAGATTTAAGCAACGTATACGAAAGTGTAATTCGTGCCGTCCATGACAGTCGTGGCAGACTCATTGATCAGCATACGGTCGATATGATTAATAATACTATACTTGATGCTTTGAGCCGCTCATAAACTTTTCGTGATGCCGTAAGCTATGGCATTCATATTCAGGATGCTGCAGATCGCAACGGATGAAGAGACATCGTTGTTGACAGTCTGGAAGAGGTATCGGGTGTTACTGAACCGTGTTGATACGTCAGTATCTCCAGATTTCGAGGGCCAGTAATACCTGATTTATAGTTCGTAAACGTTCGTCTGACGGGATGCTGGAAGGATGAATGAGTTGCCAGATACTCAAAAACAATAGTTAATTTCCAGTTTTTTGTTGTCATGTCATGGCGATGTTTGTTAAGAAAGTAAAGATTGATTCATTTTGAAGGTTGAAATGTATGCTATCACCATCTTCTGTAAATTTGGGGTGTTCATGGAATTCTTTAACCAGAAACCTGACTTCTCCTGACAGTCGTATTTTATCCTCTGTAAGGGATGCAGCTGCTAGCTCGGATAATGGGGCGCAAGTAAAGGTGGGCAACAGAACATATCGTGTTGTTGTCACTGATAATAAGTTTTGCGTTACAAGAGAAAGTCATAGTGGTTGCTTTACTAATCTGTTGCACAGGCTGGGATGGCCTAAGGGAGAGATTAGCAGGAAAATTGAGGTGATGCTGAATTCATCGCCAGTGAATAGGACTATGGAAAGAGGTGCTGTTCATTCGAATAGACCTGATTTACCTCCTGTTGATTATGCACCGCCAGAGTTACCGAGTGTGGACTATAACAGGTTGCCTGTGCCTGGTAATGTTATTGGCAAAGGGGGTAACGCTGTAGTATATGAAGATGCTGAGGATGCAACAAAAGTCCTGAAGATGTTTACTGCATCTCAAAGCAATGAAGAGGTAACAAACGAAGTTCGTTGCTTCAACCAATATTATGGTGCCGGGAGTGCAGAAAAAATATATGGCGATAATGGCGATATTATTGGTATTAGAATGGATAAAATAAATGGAGAATCGCTTTTAAATATTTCGTCCTTGCCGGCACAGGCTGAGCATGCCATTTATGATATGTTTGACAGGCTTGAGCAAAAAGGAATTCTTTTTATCGATACAACAGAGACAAATGTCTTATATGATCGCACGAGAAATGAATTTAATCCAATAGATATATCATCTTATAATATTTCTGAACGTTCATGGAGTGAAAATCAAATAATGCAATCTTATCATGGAGGAAAGCAAGATCTTATTAGTGTGGTATTAAGTAAAATTTAGTAATTTTATCCAGTGTAGTGGATTTGTTGCATGGATGGAGTTGGTAAAAAGTGGTGTGGCTGGCAATCCAGGCCGCGTCACAGAAATGGACAATGCCGCTGAGAGACTGGCGAATGGCATACAGGCACCAGAAAAATTTCAGACATGACATAATGCCCATGCCAGAAGTTCCTTTTGCACCTCGCCTGTATTTATAGATAAACATAGAGTGAATGAATGAGATATGAAAGACATTACCCTTCCCCCCCCGACGTCCGCGTCCTGTCTGACAGGGGCCATATCTGTAAATACTGAAGCTGTATTATCTCCCATGCAACACACTTCAGCCTTACATGTAAGAGATTTTGCTTCCCTGTGCTCACAGAACCTCAAAGCTAATGTATTGCTAAATAGTGATGACCACGAAGTACCTATACATCAGAAAAATCCTGCTGCAATAATGCAAAATATCGACTCTAACATCAAACAGATGGCAACAGACTGGGGGATGTCGATTGAGGAGGTTGAGGTTATTATAGGGCGAGAGAAAGGCATTGTGGAACCCTCCTGCGGAGTTACCGCTAATGCTATTATGAAACTATTTCTGGACAAGGATGGCTTCAGTTACTGCTTTGAAAATGAACAGACACTATCGCTCGAGCAGCTTCAGGAACGCCTGTCCTGTATGCCTGAATGTAAGAGCTTTGTATTACGTGTTAATGATGGTGCGCTTGGTCATGCTTACATTGTCGATATTCCCAAAGGAGAAAACTCTTGTCGTCCTGCATTCTTGTATCAGTCAGATTTAGGAGAGGGCGTCACCAGAAAGTTAAGATTTGAGGACTGGATGACGCATAAAGCATTGACTCCGATTTTGCTGGATGATATTTGTAATTACTTCTCCTGCATGTCTCAAAATAAGACAGATTTGGAGCAGATTGCAACGTTATTTGATATTGATGGAAATGTTAAAATGTTACGAAAGGAAAATATTCAATATCAAAAGCATGACAATTTTAGTTTCCAGTTGTTTGAGTATGACACCGATAATATTGAAAAAAACATTGAGATAATAAAATCACTATGTAGTTAGCTTTTGTTAAAACTGCAATTATTTGTAACCATAATAATAAGTATTATGACGTTAAAATTTAACCATACGGTAAAATGATTCAGGAAAACCGGTTCAGCATAGCCTAGGCTGAACTTTTGAGGATATCAACGAACGGAATTTTTGAACATTTATGAGTAGATCGTTGTTGAAGGGCTTCAATGAGCATGTCAAGTTCATCAACTGCTGGTCTACGATTACGACGGTTTGATTTACCAATCAAAGCAAGTTTAAGTAGATATGGACGAGCACTTTTCGCCGGGTTTGATGTGTAATTAATTCCGTATATAGGTTTGGCTGCATCCAGAACACTGCCAAGATAACTAACATCGTGACTGACTGTTGCTGGACCTGCACCAGCGTTGTTTCTCAGCCTGCAATGTTCAATTACGTCATTTTCTGTCAGTTCAGATAGTTTGATCGCGGAGATGTCACTATCCATAAGCAGTTCTAGCACATATCTTTTAGTACGGTCTGCTTTACCTCCGGCATTTGGTCATTTAAATATTTGTGTAGTAAGTCACGGACTGTAAGTCCGTCAACAGCATTTGATGATGAAATGCCATATAGATCTAATTCCATCACTTTCTGTGTGCCCCATGTTTTGGCATGAGCATGAACGCGGCGGCTATCTCACGGGTGATCATCCCTTTGGCATACTGAAAAGTATCGGGTGTTACTGAACCGTGTTGATACATCAACTGCACTGGATATTGAGTGGCCGATAATACCGACGTTATAACCTATAAATGCCAATCAGACTCAATGTTGAAAGGATAGAATGAACAGCCCGACACACAAAAAACGGAGTCCGGCTCCGGTTTTTGTGTTGCCATATAAGGCCGATGTTTGTTACAGCTATTTAAGTCTGGAGTTCAAATTAAAATAGGGAGTTTTGTTATGCCATTAACCTCAGGTATTAATTCATCTTCGTTCAGCCTTGGAATGGAGGTTCTTCGTGCTCAAGTTGCAGCCACTGGGCGTGGAGAATTTACAATGGGTGGTGAAACTGTCAGAATTGAATATAGTCCAACAGATGGGCGCTTTCTGGCCAGCGATGGCACTGGGGGATTATTTACTGAATTATTGCTTTTAGGGTTCAATAATGGGCCTCAGGCTCTTGGCGAGAGAATGTTAAGTATGATTACACAATCGCAAGAGAGTCTTCAGGATAAAATATCTCAATGTAAGTTTTCTGTTAATCCAGATGACCTTCAGTGCCCGCCTGAGGCTGCTCAATGTCCAATTACACTTGAGCAACCAGAAGAAGGCGTATTGGTCAGAAATTCAGAGGATTCAGTAGTATGCTGCTTATTTGATGTCCTTGCATTGGAACGTTTAGTTCGTGAAGACTTACCTCATCCATTGACACGAGAGGAAATAACGGAATCAATGATTGTAAAAACTGAAGAATGTACTTATGACCATGTCAGGGGAAATTTTGTTATAAAAGATAGTTAAGATGTTTCAAATGAAACAATATTAACTTCCGATAATTTATATAAAAACACCACAGGCATTCGGGGCCTGTGGTTGGTAAAACAATATAATACGCGAGTTATTTTCCATGAGCTGGAGAGAAAACAATCAAGGTAAGTAGTATTATTTCACAAAATACCGGGCACTTTCTGGTGCCGCATCGTTCAGAGCTTCGGTGTATAATGAATGAAATACGTAGTAACCCTGTAAAATTTCTGGAAGAGCATTTAATTCTTAATACACAGCGCTATGCCCATCATGATGAGACATCTTTAATTACAGTTAATATTACAAGAGAGGATGGCTTGTTAAGACTAAAAGAAACGGAATATGATATGGCTGGTAGTGATTATATTCTGTTTACAGCTATGCGTGATACTGATAGTCCGGAGCGCTTTGATGCACCTGCAGTTGTAAGCTTGAGTAATCAGTGTATAAGCCTCCGGCGAAATGATATTTCTCAAACTATCCAGCAAAGTTCACCGTTATGGCTAACTAATCAGCAAAGCGGCTGTAGTGTTCTTATTGTTCGCCATGGATTATCAGAATCTGGAGAACAGTAG